GGTCTTCTTGTCTTCGACTTCGTCGGGGAACTTGTACGGTTCAGCCATATTCTTCCTTTCAAGCGCGGGTCAGGCCGCGAGGGTCTTGCACAACAGCATCAACTTGGTCGTCGTTGATGAGACGGAACTCCTTGCCAAAGATCTTAAATCTTGTGCCGGAGTAAGTACGTACTAACACAAAGTCGCCCTCTTTACACCATGCCCCGTTAGGAAACTTGGCGGTGTCGTTGTACGCATCAGGGCCTACTTTCAAAACAAACAACACAGTGGTTGCTGTTTCTTCTTGGCGCATAAACTCAATTGGTTTATACAGGTTTGATCCTGCAATCTTCTCGTCGACATCTGGCACAGCGCAAAGAATCTTCCAACCTGTTGGGGTGGGAAGTTGCGTGGCTTTCATTTCGTCTGAAGCATCAGGCTCGGGTGCATCCAAAGATTGGATGGGTTCAGGCAGTGCAAAAGCACCGGGGGAGAGATCAAGCTCACTCATTAGATTCTTCAACTTTCTGTGCAAGGTCAATTAGATAACGCTCTGCGAGGGCTAGACCCTGAATAACCCCACAAAGTTTTTGGTACTCTTCAAAAGTACGGCATGAACCCCCAGCCAAGTCATCGGCATAGTTGTTCATGTCAGTGCGTAATTTTTCACGTAATACGCGTACGAAGTCTTGGATCATGATTTAGGCTCACGCTGGTTCCTACTATTTGAGAGCGCAGTAGTACGCGCTTGTAAATCCATCTGGGCTTTACTCTTTGCGATGTCAGCACCAATTTGGATGCCAGCACGTTCTTGTTCAAACTGTTGCTTGAATTCGCTCTCTTTGATTTGCGCACCTGTGCGAAGAGCTTCCAACTCCAGCTTGCCACTGACTTCTTGCTCTTTCAAAGCCTGTGAGTCGGCTTTGGCAGCAGCGTCCATCATGATCTTCTGTTTTTTCAACTCTAGCTCTTGGCCTTTGAGTTGAAGTTCCTGCATCTGCAACTGCATGACTGGGTCTTGCATCTGTTGCTGTGCCTGCATCTGCGCAGCCTTGGCTTGGTTCTGCATCAACACTTGCTGCGCTGCTTGAGCCATCATGCCCGACAACGCAATCTCAATCTGTGGTGGCAACTTCTCGTCTTCGGGAGGCAGTGGCATACCCAACTGCTGCTCGATCTGCTGGCGCATCTGGTAACCAACGTGCTCTGCAATGTGCGCAGTGATTGCGCCCATGATCTTGGGAGCCTGTGGGTTCTGACCAATGAACTGCTGAATCATCGGGTCTTGCATCAGCATCATGTGCACTTGGATGTGTGACTGATGGTCTTGATGTAAAAACGCTTTAAGCGGTTTGCCCTTGAGTGCATTCTGGTTCTCCTGCACGGGATCGGTGGGCTTCTGATCGTCCTCAATCGGCACAAGCTTCTCAGCATTCTTAATACCCAAGACGCCCAACATACCGCGGTGGAGTTCGGGCAAGTTGTAAATGTCTGGAGCCATCTGCGCCATCTGAATGACGGCTTGGTACTGGATAACGCGCTGAGACATGGTCGCAGCGTTGGGGTCTGACACGGGGATAACGTCCACCAAGTCATAGTCGGCTTTCTTTGCTTTGCGAGTGCCGTACTCGGGTGTGTATGTGTAGTCAGCGTCTGTGTAGTCGCGGATGATGTTCTTCAAGAGCTTGAACTCTTGCTTCAGCGCAAAGTGCACACGAGCCTGCACCGCAGTCATCACCTTAAGTTGACGCTCCAAGAGAGCCAGCGTCGTACCAACGGGAGCCTGCGCAGACATATCAGACACCTTCATGTCAGCAGTCGCAGCAAAGCGACGACCTTCATCAACGATGGTCTGCATCAAGTTAAACAGCGTAGCGCTTGGCTCTTTGTATGGCAGCGGCAATATGTTGTCGCGGATCGTACCCGAACCAACGTCTACGTCACGGAACTCTCCGGGTGCGATTGGTGTATCGTCGCCTTTGATTCGCAGGCCCCGTGTCTTAAGTCCGCCGGGTAAGTTGGCAAGAGTTCCTGCATCGACAAGCTGGCGCATGAGGGATGTAGCGGATTTAGCAAAGCCCCCGATAAGGTGGAAAAGCCCGAAGCCGTAAGCTCCAAAGCCCGGAATATATTGGTAGTGAACGAAGTGCTGGCGCTTGAGTCGGAGGTTATCATCTTCATTCCAGTTGCGGCGGATCGACAGGATGTCGTTAGAGCCTTTAATCAACGTGACAACGTACGGCAGCATGATGCCGGTCTCTTCACCAGAGTCGTCTTTGTCTTCGTAACCTTCAAGGTTCAAATCTACATGGCACTCATACAGGGTGTAGCGGTCGTCATTCAAGTCACTAAAGCCAGTCTCTTTGTCCTTGGCTTTCTGGATGTCTGTCAAGTCTCTAGGCGCGTCAGGCAAATCAACGTCAATATAAAAGCCTGCTTGCTGAAGCTTCACAATCTCATTCTTGGTCTTGCGCATGACGTGCGTGATGCGATAGCAAGTATCCAAATCCGTTGTTCCGTATGGCAGATACATGTCTTCCGCAGGAATAAACATCGACACTTGACGTCCCAAATTGGGATCATAGTAGACCTTCTTAAACGCTGAGCCTGTGGCTGGCAGTGACCAGAGCATGCGCTCGTGTTCAGCGCGGTACTCCGTCATGACTTCCGTCAACTCGTAGTTCATGTCGTCTTCAACGTTAGACGCGACTTCTTTCATCTCTGGCGTTTCTTTGCCGATGAGTTTGCTACGCACAGGCCCTTGGGCTGGGAACGTCTCAGTAATTGTCTCTGCTTGGAAGCGCACAACCGCTTCTGTAATCATGGGGTGGAACACACCGCATGCGCCGTTCCAAGGTTCTGTGCGCTCTTCTATCTGAAGCCCAAGCAGCTTCAAACCATCAACGTAAGTCTTCTCCCAATCCTTGCGGCCATTCTTATCGTTGTCAATGTCAGACACCAAGTCACCAGCCAGCGACTGCAAAGCGCCATCTTTTATGTACTCGGCCAAGTTATCGTCAAAGCCTTCTTCGCCATCGTCTTCTCCGGGCGTGAGAGTGATCTCAACGCCATCCATACCAATGGTGACTTCTTCGGGATCAACAATTTCAATCTCTAGAGGAGACTCCTGTTCGCCCAGCGCGTCGATGCCCATGGGTTGTTGGTACAGAGCTTTGTCGATGTTCGTTGCCATGTGTGTTCCTAGTAGTATTCGTGTTTCCGGCGGTAAAAGATCGCAAGGTCATCTTTCTCGTCCGTGTCTAAAGCAATAAAGCCGCCTTGCCTAAAGCGCAGCAGCGCCTGTGTTGTCGTGTCCACGTAGTCGTCGTGCTCCCCAACTGGGAACGCGGCCATCTCTTCAATCACTTCCCGTGCCCAGCGTGTGTCGGGTGCCCAGACTTTACCACTGCTAAATAAATCTGCAACCGCGTTCACGCGCACCATCTTGTCGTTGCCACGACTTGGAGAAAATTCTTGTACAGGTATGCCTAACGCCCTGAGTTCCTGAATCAGTGGTGCGCCAGCTGCCTTTTTCTCCACAATGAACGCGTCTGGTTCCCACTCTTTGTAGTGTTTGAGCGCGACGACCTTGAGTTCAGGGAAAGCCATCCTGTCTTTGAAAGCATCCAGCAACATAAGCTGAGGCGTATCGTTTTCTTCCTCATTGTAAAAAATCCCCCACGTCGTACAAGCAGAATAGTCGGAGTTGTTCTTGGTTTCAAACGCCGTATCCCATGACTGGATGATGTATTCACACCTTGGTGGGTCATCCGGCTCCCAAATACGCCACATTTTACGGCTGACGATGGCCGAGTTCTCAGATGTGGGCTGCTGCATGTACTGCGCATTCCAATAACGCGGGTCAATACTGGCTTTTGTGGATTTCAACGCCTCAAGTGACCACTGCTCAGGCCAAAGAGACTTCTCGTCTTCTTCGTCCTCGTTCAAAATGGCCGGCAACTCCACAATTTCCCATGGAACCGCCTCTGGGTTCTTGGTTTGGTAGTCAATCAGGCGTCCAGTTAGGTCTAGGAGCGACCAACGGGTCATCACAATGATAATCCCGCCACCCGGCATCAAACGCTGCAGTG